ATCTAGTGCTGGTAACAATGCTTTTCTAATTATAACTTTTTTAATTCCTGCGTCAGCCATTACGAATTATTTCCGCTAGAAAGGTCTACTGAAAATCTAAATTCAACATAGTTGTTAGTATTCGGACTCTTAACTACGGTTGCTGCACCTGATGTTTGAATTACTGAATATCCTGTTAATCCATAAAGTGGATTTACCGTTGCAACATTTTCTAATCTTAGAGCGTCTAGTGCTACGTAGTAATTTGCGGACGGATTAACTCCGTCAATAACGCATGCATATATTTTAACTACAGAAACTGCGTTCCAATCAAATCCAGATGTTCTATATAATTCTTGTAATTGTTTTGTTACAACAAAATATCTTTCCGTAGCAAAATCATATTGGCCTCCGCTGCTATCATCAGCAACTTCTGCTTCAAGCCTTGCAAATTGAGTTCCACTTGTGTTTTCAAATGAAACTAAAACTCTGGCTCTTTCTGGTTGAGTACCAGAGTCGTATGTTCCATCTCTATTTATTATTGAAAATGCTAATTTTAATTTATCTGTTGGAGAATTTTTTGAAAAATCAACGGTCGTTCCACTTAGCCTAATATAGTTTGATGATGCTCCTATTTCAAAGGTGTCTTGAGTTGGACCGCTATCTGATTCAATATCAAGATCGGCTTCGTTACCCTTTATCATAATTATATTATTTAAAAATCTTGGTCTTTCATATCTTGCAACTCTTGGTGATTTAAAAAATATTGGATTGTCTGCACTTGTTTGAAATACTGGATCTGCTACTGCAATAACATTATCAAAGTTTGGAGAGTCTAGCGCTGCAGACTCTGTGTCAATTGCTACTGCTGATGCTGCTGTTACATATTGCCAGTTTTCTGTTTGTGTAAAGGCAAATACTGTTTTACTGTCATATGCTCCTGCAGAAGGATTAGAACCTGCAGAATATATTCCAATCTCAGATATCTCGTATCTTTCTTCTGTTGGAAGTTCTGCTGTTAAAACAATTTTATCCACACCGTCTTCGTTTACGAAGCCTCTAGATGAAATTGGAACACGGAACATTTCAAAATCTAAATTTGTTTTTGTTGAATAATCGCCTATTTCATCGGCGGTATCTAAGGGAGTAGCACCACAACCAATAGCAATATACGAGGCATAGGCAGGGGCCTGACCAAGTAAATACTTTGCAATAATAGTTTTACCAGTATTAGTTATCATGAGGTGTAGTCTCCAAGATCTGCTTCATATATTGTACCACTTACGCTGATTTGTGTTTCTACTTGTTCATCAGGATTTACGTTAATAAATTCAATAATTAAGTCTCCTGTTGCGTTAAGGTATACATTTTCTCCATTAGTCCCGTTGCCAGTTTCTGGAATTTTGTCTTCTAGTTTAATTGAAAATCCAGCAAAAAATTTATCTGCAGTTTGCTGTAGACTAAGTATATTGTTTGGATTATATCTTTGTTGAATGGCTGAAAGGTTTTTGATTGGTTGATATGATATTTTTTGACCGTTAACAATGTCAGATCTTGTTATGCTAATCAACTCTTGACCGCCAATATTTTCAAATATCTGATCAAACATTCCGTCTGTTGGAACAGATTCTTCGTCAAATAAAATAATGTCTAAAGTCGCTGTTTTAACTGGTGGAGCAGAAAACATTCTTGCAGAAAACATTTCTGATTCTGGTGCTGGGGGTGTTGCGGTAATGCTTGCGCTAGGAAGAGCACCGCCCGAAAGAACTCCGTTATTTCTAGGTATTATGCCCATCTTTGCATTGTGTTCTGCTTCTTTTTGATTTAAAATTGCAAGCATTCCCATAGTATTTATGTGACCATGATTAGATCCACCAGGATTATTTATTGTTACATCTTTATATTCTTGTGCAGTTAATTGTCTGTATTCTGGAACATCGCCAAAATAACCTTGAGCGTTTACCCCACCTCTATCTCTTACTTGTTTCTCACCAACAATTGCTATTGCTTCTGCTATTTTTACAGGATCTCCAGGAATATTACTAATACTGGAAGATTGTTTGCGGTCATAGTTACTATCTGCACCCATTTTATACCTCCGCCAAATAAAGTGTCATATCTGGACCATTTATTTTTCTTGAATACTCAATATTATATACTATAAATCTAGAATCAACTGAAGTAACTAAGTCTAGGTTATTAGAATCTTTATAGTTAATTGTTACGATGTCTCCAAGTTGAATTATTGGGGTTGCAAATATTTTTAAACCAACTGATTTTTTAGGAACCATGAGTTTATCTATCATCCAGCCCATTAAATTTTCTGCATCATCTTGCGTTTGTATATATGGAGTATCTAGCGTAAACTCATTGTTTCCATAAATCATTCTGCTTCTTTTAATTTCATCAAACCTTTGTTTTTCAACTTGCGGAGAAACAATTTGAGAAGATCCAGTTAGTAATGGGTTAGAAAAATTACTACGCTTTTTAAAGTATTCGTCAACTGTTAACTCATGAGTAGTGTCTTGTGTAAATGTAACTCCTTGAATTCTTAAATAGTTACCGCTTGTTTCATCAAGATTTAAGGCTGTATCTGTAGCATTAAATATTAAGAACTCAGCACCATATGAGTCTGCATAAAATCCAGATGAAACGTAGCCTTTAGTATTATTAAATGTTGGTGATAACTTAGCGTAAAGTGCGGGGTATGCACGATCATACTTAACATCAAAGTAAGCACACTCTCTCATTATTGAGCCAAACTCGTCAAAGTATAAATTATATTTAGGTGGTTGCTGAGCACTAATTCCAGACAGGTAAGTTGCCTGAACAATACCGCTCATTGCATATTTTCTTAAAGACTCGCTAGCACTTATTTCGTTATCCCCAAAAGCAGAGGATAGGGTTTCTCCAACTGTAAAGATGGTATTTTGAGAATAGTTTTGTGACAAAGCATAAATATTTTCAAACATAACTCTAGATGAACCACGAACAAACGGAGCCATGTTATTGTAGATTGGAAGCGGATCTGTGTCATCTACAACTTTAATTAATTGATTATTAATGTATAGATAGAATCTTCTCGTTTTTCCTATGTCTTGATACTCTACTGCTAAATCATATACCGTCGGATTTTCTTCACCAGCCATTCTATACTGACCAGTAAATCTACCATCGTCAACTATAATTTTTGCCAGACCGCCATAAAGTTTTACAGGAATTGCATCGTTGTTTGATGCATCCTTTTTAATTTTATAAAACACAACGTTATTAATAGAAATATCTGATTGATTATCTTTATCTAATTGTAAGTATGACTCTATGTTATCGCTTGTCAATGCAGCAATTTCAAAATAATATCCGTTGTTTGTTGTTGGATTAAGCAATACTGCTAATCCTCCTGAGCCACCACCAATAGTTACATCTTGGTCTGGTTGAACTCCAGTAACCTGATAATACGTTGTGCTTCCGTTTGGTGTTTGACTGCGACGTTCATTGTTTTCAATTTTTCCAATAATACGCATCCTTGTTCCAAAATGCTTATAAGAATTATCCAATTCTTTATAAACATAAGACACCAAGTCAATTGATTTTTCAGTTAATTCAAAGGTTGGTCCATTCATTACCAAGGCTGATGATTGAATTGTTCCAGTCTTAGGAGATGTAGTTGAGTTAACTGGTGTTTCTGTCGTAAAACTTGAAGACATAAAATTTTTAATTGTTCCGCCTCTTGAAGTTTGTTGTGCTTTAGCGTTGCTTGTTACAGTTGCAGAAAAATTAATTCCTGCTGCTCCCGTAGTAGTTGCTGGCAAAGAAATATCTTCAAGTAATGTGGTCGTAAATAAATACTCGGTTTTCATTTGACAACCTTTAATATAGGTATTATCTGACCAATAGGTATCTATATCAGCAGGATGACTTGTTATTGTTGTTCCAAATTGAGCACGACCATGCTCATAAACTGCACCATTTTGTAAACGAGTAACGCCTTCAATTTCTTCATAAAATGGAACTGTGTAAATTCTTACTAGACCAGTTGGATATATTTTTCCGTTAAACGGTAATGATCTAAAAAAGTTTTGATATTCTTGATTATTGGTAATCCATACATTGCTAGTGCCTTGTCTATAAGAAACTCTCCATGCTTGAATTTCTTGACCCTTTTGTGCTTCTGTAATTTCTCCATTTGCAACTTTTTTATCTAAGGCATCAATAACACTTGTTGGCGCTAATCTTCCAGGCAGCACTATTTCTGGCTTAGATTCATCTAAGTTTATGCCGTCTGATAATATTGGATACCAGATTGCAAGGGTAACGTTAAATTGAGCAGCATCATATCTAATAACTTCTCCATTAGAATAAAAATATCCTTGATACCTTGTAAGCCAATAAACGTTTTCTCCAAGATCAAAAACATTGTTTACTATTTTACGATTAACTACGCTTGGCGGAGATACGGTAAGGTCGGAGTTTAATGGCATTGCCCCTAAGACATACTTGCCTTGTTTAGATGCAACCTCGTTAATTGTTTTAGTTGAGTCTGTTCCAGATACTTCCCATAAAAGTGCGGGTTTATAAATCCAAGTCTTATCTATATCAATCATACTTGCTTGACGAATAGATCCATATGACCTCTGAATATATCTAGTTGTATAATTAATCTTTCCGTTATTGTAAACTTTTTTATCTTGTGATGCAATTGAAATAATATTTGGAAGTGTGCCAGATGAAGAGTTTTCAACAATACCGCTAATAGATTGATTTGTGGCTCCAGACAAAATTATGTTAGATGCTCTATCCTCTAAGTCTGGAAGCATATAGTTTTTACTCATTACGATAAAGTTATTGTATTCATCAAAAAACATTGCGGTTTGTGTAGAGACTGCAAGTTGATTTAATACTTCCGCTACCGTTTGATCTGGAGCAATAAAGAAATATGGAATGATTGGGTCTGGTTCATTCGTTGTTCTATAAAATGCGTAATTACTAAATCCAATGTAATCAAGAATTAAACTAATTGCATAACTAAGAGATACTTCTGTTACCAGCATTCTTGGGGCAGGCATAGATTCTAAAAAGAAATAAAAGTCTCTTAGAGATATTTCTAGCGTACCAGCAGTAACATCTGCTTGTGGAAATCCGTCAGAGTAAAGTGTTTTAATCGGAACCCAGTAGTCAAATCCACTTACGTTTAATATTTTTTCATAAAAGTTAAACTTAATGTTTTTACGAACATAATCACTAACTATGCTATCTGTG